GGACAAATGGACACACTCATATATATATCTATAAGAAAGTAAGTATATATGAGGGTTTTCGCCTGATTTTTTTGTGTCCAGATGCGCCGAAAAACGTATTGCACTTCTGGACACTCGGACAAGGCTTAACTTTCTGAGAACATGGCGCTGAAAGCATCACGCTCACGCTGAGTGAGGGCATCCCAGTCCTGCTTCGGCTCGGTTACATCGTGTAACTGAGTTTTGCGCTTACGCACTTCCTTCTGCTTCTGAAAGCCTACGCTGATGAGTGCCTGTTCGAGTTGGTTGTTACGCATGGTCATTCTCCTTCTGTGGTTAGGGTTGCTACGGTGTATTCGACGAGCCAGTATGGAAGGTGTGTTGCCCAGATGATTAGCTCGGTTGGAACTCCTGCTTCGATCAGCTCGATCATTGCGTCAAGCTTTGCGTCAAGCTGCCCGTCTTCGAATGGTTCGATCATGGGTTGCCCTCTCAGTAGAACAAAGCGAGAAGCCCGCCGATGAAGGCGAGGGTGAGCAGGTAGAACGTGGTGATGTGGATTTTGCGGTTCATGGTTAAGACCTTTCTGGATTGACAGACAACAGAATCCGCGAGAGAGGTTCGTTCTCTCGCGGTGACGGGGAAAAACTCGGTTACACAAAGTAACTGAGTTACCAAGCAGCCAAGATTTTCTCGAGCTGCGCTTTCGTGTAGCGTGCCTTCAACGCCTTCGCTGCTTTCTCGGCGTTAAACTTCGGCTTGGCCTTCTCTTCCTTCACGACTGCGCCAACTTTCGGTACGGCGTACAGAAAAGTAAGTACGCGATAGACAGCGATGTATGCCGCGTTGCCCTTCGCCGTCTTCCGGTCAAAGCTCGCTTCGCTGCGCTGCGTCTTCTTCAGTGGCGCGCCGTACTTCTTGCTCGCCCATTCCATGCAAAGCGGATGCGCGTCATCCTTGCAGCCAATGCCCAACTCCATCAACTGCGTGGCGAGCGTGACTGACTGATCGTCTGCTGCGTCAAAGACAGCGAACACTGCGGTTTTGTTGAATTGCGTCATGGTTGTTCTCCAAATAAAAATGCACTCGGTTACACGATGTAACTGAGTGCGGCATCGTCGTGAGCTGCTGCCCCGAACCGATGACTCTATTATACCATACACGTTATTTCAGAACCCTTGACAGAGTATCGTTGACCCTACCACCCCCCGACCCCCTCAAACCAAGCAGCCACGATGCCTCGCCATAGAACACTATTCCCCACCCGCTCCCAATATTTTGTTAACTTTTTGTCAATCTACACCCCAATCAAAACCCAAAAAATTTTTTATAAAAATTCCATCAAGCTTTGTCAAACATTAGACAGCCCCAAATAAAAAAAGCCCCCGGAAGGAGAGACCGGGGGCCAAAACGCGCACGGGGGTGCACGCGTTGCTTCTTCCAACCACGGAAGGTGTCATGCGCAAAGATATACACAATGACAAATTTGAGTATATACTCCGCCCAATTCGGGTACAAGTCCCCGCACCGCCTATGCTTGAGCACTTGATTGATGAAGTTAGATTCACCCCCGACGTACTTGACACGCCGGAGGGCAAGCTTGTCTCTAAAGCAACCCCGCAAGAAGTGGTTGACGCACAAATCGAAACGGCCAAGTGGCTAGAAGAACTGGGCTGCGCCGACGACTCCGATGTATTCGATCAGATACAAGAGAACAACGCCCGCGATGCCTTCGCCGCTATGGTGTCAAACGCCCCACCTGATCAGCAAAAAACCCAACTGGTAAGAATAAATACTCCACAGGCCGTAAAACATCTGGTCGGTATGCTGACTGCATACGACTGGCACTTTGTTGAACAGGCCAAAGAAATTCGTGGCTACGCCGTGGCCCAGCTCGTCGAAGAAACCAAGCACCCAGACGCAAAAATCAGGCTAAAAGCGTTAGAACTTCTCGGTAAGGTGACTGAGGTCGCCTTGTTTACTGAAAGAGTGGAAGTGAAGAAGACCGAATTGTCCGACGCAGAGCTGGAAGACCGCATCAAAGACAAGCTGGAGCGCATGGCGAAGATCATCGATGTGACCGATGTGACGGAAGTGGAAGTAAAACCAGTGGAGGACAGCGGTGAACCTGACGAAACAGGAAATTGATGCGCTGCAAAAGATCCTTCCAACGCTTTCTCCCACTGAGAAGGCTGAACTGCTCGCCGATTTAGAGGAACGAGCAGCCAGAGCTGCGAAAAAAGCTGCCCAAACTAACATGCTCGGCTTCGCTACGCAGGTTTATCCGGGTTTTAAAGTCGGCCCGCACCACAGAAAGCTTGCAAAAGTCTTCCAAGACGTTATCGACGGTAAGAAAAAGCGCGTAATTATCAATATTGCGCCGCGTATGGGTAAGTCGGAGTTCTCCTCCTACCTGTTTCCCGCGTATTTCCTTGGGAATTTCCCCGAAAAGAAGATCATCATGGGCACCCACACCGCTGGCCTGTCCGAAGACTTCGGTCGTAGGGTCCGAAACCTGCTTGAAAGCGAGGAATACCGTGAGATTTTTCCCAATACGCAGGTCGCTGACGATCAGAAAGCTGCTGGCAAGTGGTCTACTTCTGCTGGCGGTCAGTATTACGCTGCCGGTGTTGGCGGTGCTCTGGCTGGTCGTGGCGCGGACTTGTTTGTTATTGACGACCCCCACTCTGAACAGGACATGAAGGCCAACTCACGGCTTGCATTTGACAGCGCGTGGGCGTGGTTCCAGCAAGGCCCCTTACAACGTCTGATGCCGGGCGGTGCGATCATTGTGATCATGACCCGCTGGTCTCTGGTGGACTTAACTGGTCGGCTTATTGACTTTTCCATCAAGAACCCCGATGCTGATCAGTGGGAAGTCATTGAGCTTCCTGCCATCTTCAACGAAGACACCGAGGACGAGAAGAGCCTGTGGCCTGAGCAGTGGCCTCTGGACATGTTGAAGGCGAAGAAGGCCAACATGGACCCGCGTTTTTGGAACGCGCAGTACATGCAAAACCCAACATCGGATGCGTCCGCTGTTATTTCCCGTGGATCGTGGCAAATCTGGGAGCATGAGCGCCCGCCTGAGTGCGAGTTCGTGATCCAGAGCTGGGATACCGCGCACGAGACCAAAACCACCTCTGACTACAGCGCCTGTACTACATGGGGCGTTTGGTACAACGAAGAGGACGGCAACTCCCCCAACCTCATTCTGCTCGATGCCTTCAAAGACAGGATGGCGTTCCCCGAACTTAAACAGATAGCACTGAAGCATTGGAAGGAGTGGGAGCCAGATGCGTTCATTGTGGAGAAAAAGGCAGCAGGTGCCCCACTTATTCAAGAACTACGTGCAATGGGTATTCCAGTTCAAGAGTTCACGCCCTCGCGTGGTCGCACTAAAGGGACTACCGACAAAGTTGCGCGATTAAACGCCGTCTCGGACTTGTTTGCCTCTGGCAAGGTCTGGGCACCAGACACACGTTGGGCGCGGGAAGTGATTGAAGAAGTAGCGGCCTTCCCGGTTGGCGAGAATGACGACTATGTGGATACGGTCTCGCAAGCCTTGCTGCGCTTCCGTCAGGGCGGCTTCATTAATCTGCCGTCGGACTACCAAGACGAGCCGAGCTTCTTTCGGCGCAAAACACACGCTTATTATTAGGACATAACATGGCAATCGACAAAGCATTAAACCGCGCCCCTGTGGGCTTGAGCGGTTTGGGTATGGAAGAGGAAGACGGCGCTCCTGATCTGGAGATTGAGATCGAGGACCCTGAGTCCGTTAGCATCAAGTCCGGCGACTTGGAGATCGAGATTGTGCCGGGGGGCGAGGACAGTGATGATTTCAACGCCAACCTTGCCGAGGAGATGGATGAGGGCGAGATGCAGTCCCTCGTGGGCGAGCTGCTTGATAATGTTAAAAATGATCTGGCCTCCCGCAAAGACTGGGAAGATACATATAAAGAGGGCTTGACGCTGCTCGGGTTGAAGTACGAGGAGCGCACAGAGCCGTGGGCGGGCGCGTGTGGCGTGTTCCACCCCATGATGACCGAAGCGGTAGTGCGTTTTCAGTCAGAGACCATTACCGAGACTTTCCCGGCCAAAGGCCCGGTGCGCACCAAGATCATTGGTAAAGAAACACCCAAGAAAAAAGAAGCCGCGGTTCGTGTCGAGGACGACATGAACTACCAGTTGACGGACCGCATGACTGAGTTTCGTCCGGAGCAAGAGCGCATGCTCTTCTCCTTGCCAGCAACTGGCTCGGCGTTCAAGAAAGTTTATAAAGACCCAAGCTTGGGCCGTCAGACTTCGGTGTTTGTGCCGGCTGAAGATGTCATCCTGCCGTACGGTACGACTGAGTTAAGTACGTGTGAGCGCCTCACACACCGTATGCGCAAGACGGAGAACGACATCGTCAGGCTGCAAGTGGCGGGCTTCTACCGTGACATTGACCTTGGCGAGCCGCCCAAGGTTACAAACGACCTCCAGCAAAAGAAAGACAAAGAGAGCGGCTTGAGCGCGTCTTTCGATGACCGCTACGAGATATATGAGATTCACGCCGACCTTGACCTGCCGGGCTATGAGGATGTGGATGAGGACGGGAACCCCACAGGCATTGCGCTGCCGTATGTAGTGACAATACTTAAAGGTTCTGACGATGTGCTGGCTATTCGCCGCAACTGGCGCGAAGACGACCCGCTAAAGCAAAAGCGGCAGCACTTTGTACACTACGTGTACATCCCCGGCTTTGGTGCGTATGGCTTTGGTCTGTTCCACTTAATCGGTGGTTACGCTCGCTCGGCTACGAGCTTGATGAGACAGTTGGTTGACGCTGGTACGTTGTCGAACTTGCCAGGCGGTCTAAAGTCTCGTGGGTTGCGTATTAAAGGAGATGACACGCCTATCGCTCCGGGTGAGTGGCGCGATGTGGATACTGGTTCGGGAGCTATCCGTGACAACATATTGCCGCTACCTTACAAAGAACCATCGGCTACTCTATACCAGCTCCTTGGTACTATCGTTGAGGAGGGCCGACGTTTTGCAGCAACTGCCGACATCCAAGTGTCCGATATGTCGGCTAATACGCCAGTGGGAACAACTCTGGCCGTACTTGAACGAACCCTCAAAGTCATGTCCGCCGTACAAGCGCGGGTCCACTACGCGCTCAAACAAGAACTCCGGCTCCTAGCAGACATCATTCGTGACTTCTCCCCAGATGATTACGACTACGAGCCAGAAGAAGGCTCACGCCGCGCCAAGAAGTC